CCGCGTTGTTTCGGTTGCAAATGAAATGCCGGATATTTTCGAGTGTGAACTTGACGCGGAATCAATAGGCGAAACGCAAAGTTCGGCATTGGAGCTGGGCGCTATTGTCAGCGCTCAATCAAAAACAAACCAAAATAAAACAGGTATTGGCGAAGCAAGGCTTTATCAAATATTAAAAATTTCAGGTGATCCTTTTGAAAGTTTTAAAGTAAAAATGAAGCACTTTCAATTGATGGAACCTTCAGACTACGATTTTTTAATCGAGCCTGACACTTATGTAAATTATGTTTTGACTGATTACTTTGACCCGCCTAGCGCAGGCGAATATGTCGTTTATATAAAAAGCGGTGCAATTTTTGGCAGCTATGACACTGCAATCGCAGCATTTGACACAGGAACACCTAACGCGGGCGTAACATTTAAATTTATAGCGCGCTGGCAAGTTTTGGGGATGGGGGGTGCCGGTGGCGATGCTGCTTTGCCTTCAGGCTCGCCGGATTTTGGCGCACAGGGTGGCACGGCATTTGAAGCGCGTTGCGATGTTATTATTGATAACGGCGCGGGCTTAATATGGGCGGGCGGCGGTGGTGGCGACGGTGAAGAAATAGAACCATTTTCACCCCCTCCCCCTCGCTTTGGTGGCGGCGGCGGTCAAGGCTTTGGCTATTCGGCGGGCGGGCGAAATACTGACGGCACCTCATACACAAACGATGCCAGTAAAGGCACCCAAACAAAGCCCGGCGGCACAGGGCCGAGTTTAAAAGGCGGTGAATGGGGTGAACAAGGCGAACAGTTGCCTGATAGAGGGAGGCCTACAAACGCGGGCATTGCTATAAAATCAAACGGTTTCGATGTTACAATAATATCAGGCAACAACAATCTTTCAATTAGGGGCTTGCGCACATGAGTTTAATACCTCAAATAGTAGTTGCATTTTCAAAATATGATTTAACAGGCGGCAAAAATGTTGTTACAGGCGCTGAGTTTACGGTTGAATTTAGAACCGGCGGCGAAGCGGATATTTTCGCAGATGAAGCAGGGGAGGTTTCAATAGTTCAACCTGCGCTTACAAACGACGCAGGTGAATTAAAATTTTATATTGCGACTGGTTCTTATTTTTACACATTGAACGGCAGCACCTACAGCAAAGATGTTGGGCAAAGCCCATTGCTGTACACAATAGATAACGTCGAAGGCACCGACTACGATTTTGTATATTTGGACAGTATGCGCGGCAGCAATTTGCTTCTAAGACTGACTGAATCCGAAGACCCAAAAACTTTTAATGTTTTGCCTTTTTCTGAAAGCGGCTGGCCTGTCGGTATACCTGTCAACATTCGCAACGCCGGTGATTCACCGCTAACAGTTGTGCCCGGTGAAGATGTGACAATCAACGGGGCGCTTGAAATTCCACCGAACGGCAATGGGGTTTTAATATGCGTAGAAGAAGACACGTACGATATGGTTATGGGTGGCGGTGGCGGCAATAGCGGCAAAATGGGTGTGCTGACATTGACCGACGAAGCTACTTACCAACTAACAGCGGCAGACGCAGGTAAATTTATAGTTACTACCGACGATGGCGTTGAAACTGTAATTTATTTGCCTGAGGCCGACGACGAAAGCATTGAAGTTGGTATGTTTTGGTGGGTCTACAGGTCGCTACTAGGATCGTCAAATATAAACATAAGCTATTCAGGCGTTACTTTTCAAGTGCCTGTGCAAGGCTCAACCACATTGCGAACTAGAGGCGTCGCCCGTATTGTTTGCATTGATACAAATACCTACATGGCTCACGGTGATTTTCTTTCGGAATAAAATACAAATGAAAATAATAAATTACTCAAATAATTGGCTTGCTAGAAAAATACGCGGCAAACATGCCGCTGTTACTCTTTGCTTATTTTGGCCGTTGCCTGTTTTAATTTTAATATCGCCTGATTATAAAAATGATAAAGGTTTGCTTGCGCATGAATTGGAGCACTATCGCCAATTCAGAACAGACTGGTTTTACTCGCTGAAAATGCTTTGCTGTGATCAATACCGCCTTGAGCATGAAATAGAATGCTATAAAGTGCAATTGAGATATTCGAAAGATAAAGAAACCGACGTTAATTTATTCACTTCGTATATTTGCAATAATTATAATTTAACCGCAAGCCAAGAAACTGTTAAAAAACTTTTATTGCTTTAAAACAGTTTTAAATTTTCAGCTTTCTTATAGTAGCCAATATCAAATAACATTGAGTTGGCTTCTTTTTCATACCATTCATAATCTATATTTGTGGGCAATTCTTTAGGTAAATCCATTAAAGGTTTACCGCCTTTGCTATTCGCAACCATATTACCAGATGCACAGTAAGCGATAAAACCCGCTTCATTTTTCGGATAATACCAGCGCACAACTTTACCTAAATAAATCCCGTTTTTCTCGCCCCCGCCTTTTACATTGCGCACAAAAACAAATCGCTTAATATCGGTGCATTCTTTTATGGTTTCGTGAATTGGTTTTTTATTAACGAGCAAATTTAAAACCGCGTCGGTGCAAATTAGCGTTTCTGGATTTTTAGACAAAATGCTATTGAGCGCCGAACCACGTTCACAGTATGTGCCTTTTGTTTTGCATCCTAAACGTTCGTCTAAATATTTGGCTTCAGAGTCACCGCCTTTTTTATTTATTGCAATGTAGTTGTTTACGTCTTTTGAATAGATGGCGCTGTATTGGGTTTCCTCGGTTTTAAAATCGGTTTGCTTTTCCCACAATTTAATGACTTCGCGCACTTCTTCATGGCGTGATTTGTCGTAAACCGAGACGACGCCGTCAGTGTTTCCACTTACAACCGAAACGCCTATTTTTTCAATTTGTTCAATTAGCATTAACAAACATAATTGACCTGTAATTGTAACTTGTAGCATTAATTGCGGTGCGTAAAGAGTCGACCACTTATTGCCAAGTTTTCCAAAGCTACCGTTAATTACAATTTTTATACTACTGTCGATACTTTTCCATTCTACTGCGGCTTTTTTGTCGCCGTTTTCTTTTGCCTTCTTTGCTTCGTATTTTGCCCCATCTCTTAAATCAATTAAGCCCCCGTAAGCTTTTAAAAATGCTTCGCCTAAATGCAAAGGAAAAAGTTTTTGATTTAAAATAATACTAGGGTAATAACGCGCTACATCATTGTCGGCGATTATTGTGTTTTCGTCTGCAACATAGGCGACGCTTTTTTCTTGCGAGTGTAAACCGCCCATTCCTAGCTTATAGACTGAATCGCCTATTTTAATTTTTAAAACCCAAGTGTGGCCTTTTGTTGTTTTTTCTTTTACGCCTAAACCTTCAGGCCAAAGCGGTGAGCCTAAGCCGTCTAGTTGAAATTCAGCTTTTGAAATATCAGATAAAACTTTTTGTAAATCAGGCGATTCAAATTTTATAAAACTAGGCGCATTGTATTTTAATTTTAAGCCGTGCTGTGTAGCAGGGCGTTGCGGATAACGCCCTGTAATTTTTTGAAGCTCAGAGTTAATAACAGCTTCGGCAATTTGCGCATCTGATTTAGACCGCAAATCAACTTTATATTTATCACTCATATCATAGCGCAATTTTATTTCTGGCGCTAAGTGCTCAAGCAAAAGCTGAGTATTGTCCAAATCGTTACAGCAATAAGGGCGAACAACTTTAGCTTCTTCGGCTGTTAGTATGTGAGATTCGTCAAAAGGTAAATCTTGGCTGGTTTCGCAGTGCAATCGCAAAGCATAAGTTTTTAAACCGCCGTCGAGCGGGGCAACTTCCATTAAATCAATATGATTATATTTTTCAATTTGAAGTTTATATTGCCGCTCAAATTTAAAAGGGGTGACGCGCTCTGTGCCGTAGTTCGGGCCGCTTTTAATAATAAAATCCGAAGCCTCTTTTAATTCGTCGCAGCTTGCACCTTTAAGCGCTAGGGCGATCATTGGCATATCATAACCAATGCCGTTAAAGCTAACTAAACAAAAACGCCACATTAGCCAGCGCAGTTTCACTACATTTAAATCGAAGTCTGCCGATTGCTCAAAGCCGACATATTTGCCATTTGCAACGCATTTAAAAGCAATATAAAAAAAGTTGCGATAGCATTCAACGTCAAAAATAAAAACGCTTCCCGCTGGCAGTGCTGTTAATTCGTCGTCTGTCATAAATTCTACAGGCTTCAAAATCATGCGCATTGCAGACGAAAGTTTATCTATTTTTCTATTTGCTTTTAAAACTAAATAGCCGCTTGTATCTAACATAAATTAAACTCTTTTTAATTTTATCGAATTTAAAACTAGCTTCTTTAGTTTTTCAACGTTCGGCTTATAGCCGGTAAGTTTATTTAAAATACGAAGAAATTTTATATAAGGTATTAACCAAAAAGGTAATTTTACCTTGAAAGTTATTTGCGTTATTTGCGTTGACTTGCTCATGATTTAAAACCTTAAAATGGGATGTCGTCGTCTTCAATATCGCTTTTGTAATGCTGTTGGCCGAATCGTCTTTCTTCTTCAGTCGCAGGCGAATTATTTACAGGTTTTTTAGGTTTGCCGCATTCCATTAATACGCCGCGCAAATTTGTACCGAAGAAAAAAAAGCGCTGCATTTCTTTGTAAAAATGCGCGCTAGTTGCATGAGGCAAAACATTTAAAAATCGTTTAATATTAAAAGCGGTATCGTTCGGCACACCTTCCAGCTTGTAGGTACTTGCTTGGCTTTCTAATTCATCCGAATAAATAAAACCTTCGTTAAAATAAACGTTACCGGTTGAGCAAAAAGGCTCTAGCAGTTTAACCGCTTGAAACAAACCTTCAGGTAAAGGCCATGCATTAATACCTTCCACGTCCAGCGCAATTTTATAATTCGGATATTTATTTTCAAACAACCGAGTTTTTATAAAGCTCCCATCTTCAAACCAAAAAGTTGCAGTAGTGCCGGAATAGCCAAAGCCTACCAGAGGCTTATCGCATTTGGCCACTGCAAGCGCTGAAGCGCGTGGAATTAGCATAGAGGGTAAGTCAATACCGTGCCAATATTCGATCATTGCCGCGCTGTCTGTGCCAACCGCGCTGTTTGCCTGCAATAAAACCCCCGCCAAATACTCGCTAGGTGCGTTTTCAGTCGTTAGGGTGGCCGTTACCATTAAGGCATGCTTCAAACTGTCTGAAACAAGTGCGCAAGTAGCGTCTGGCGCATCTACGGTTATAATTCCATCCGGTAAACAGGACACGAGGCCGGTAAAATCGCCAGATTTGACACTTAGGCAGCTTTCAGACAACGAAACCACTGACAAATCGCCCTGTACTTTCGATAGGGCGTCAATAAGCTGGTAAGTGTGGGCATTACATTCTAAGTCTTCTAAAATTGGCGTAGCGACGGTTAAAACCTCATTGCTGGCTGCAATCCATTTGTTTGCAATAATGCAAAATTGCGTTTGCTGTTCGCCTACTTTCTTTTGGCAAACCGATACAAATTTTAAAGCCTTTAGCAAGCCTTCGGCTGGATTGGGCAACTTTTGCTTTTTAGAAGTTGCAGCTTTACGGGCGCGAGTTTTTTTAGCTGGCTTTTCTTCGTCTGTTGGCGGCACTTCAATTTCATTTTCTATTTCCATTTTAATCACCATTCACATGCTAAAATTTGAGGGTATTTTGTGTTTAAATGAACTTTTATTTTGCGCGGCATTCTAAGCTCATTCATTAATTTTAAAGCGTCTTCTGTTGTTGTTGGCGGTTCAACTTTGTGCCGTTGCTTCCACCATTCCCGCGCATTTTTTGCAACCATGCCGCCGTGCTCTAAACAAACCCATTCATTAAACGATTGAAACCCACAAGCATAGGTAACTTTCATTGATGGTTTAGAATCTTTCTTTTCATGCCTTCCGTAAAAAACTGCGCTAACGTCAAACCATTCTATAATTGGTTCTTCGCTTGCAAGTTTTATAAATTCATCTTTTCCAAAATCTGCAAATATTTTATTTTCAAAGGTGAATTCATTACCGCACCCGCCGTTTTGTTGAGCTTCCACTTTATTTTTACCGCCGCCGCAAAACTTATAGGACGGGTGATTGTACATTGAACAACTATCGCAAATTCGTATAGGCGCGTCGCCAGCTTTGCCGCTACCGTTTGGCTTGCGCGGTATTTTCGGATCGTTAATTGGCCCTAAATTTCTAACATTGCGTGCAAAATCAAAACCGACACAATTTGTTTTACCAGTAGCAGGGCTAGGGCGAGTACCACGAAACCATTTTTGCACGTGCTTTGCCGGACTCATTGTAGGTTGCAAGTCGCCAATCCAATCAATAGGAGGGTGGTCAAAACCTGTTGTAAGCATGTCTTTATTTACAATTACATCATATTCGCCATTTTTAAAACCTGCTATTCTTTTGTCTGATTTTTTTTCTTTGGAATGAACAACGGTTGAATTCAAACCCATGTATTGCAAAACCGCGTTAATGTGTTCGGCGTTTTCAATATCTTGTGCGAACACTAAGCCGCATTTTCTATCTCTGGTATTCTTAACCATTTCAGCACAGGCGCTATAAACTATTTCTTCAGTGTCGATAACTTTGCTTGCTTTTTGCTGGTCATATTCGCCGTTCTTTAAACCAATTAATTGCAAATCAATAAATGTTTCTGTTGGGTATGGTGTGAGCGGTGCTAAGTGACCTTCGGCGATTAATCGAGCAAAGCTTTCCATTGTCGTAATGTCAAAACAAATGTCAGTAAACAAACCACCATCGGTTAACATGCCTTGCTTTAATCTGTACGGCGTTGCACTTAAACCAATCACTTTAATAAATGGGTTTATTTTGCGCAATTCTGCAAGTGTGTACTGGTACATTGTTTCTTCATTGGGCGAAAGCAAATGGCACTCATCTATAAAAATCAAATCCCGAAATCCAAAGTGCTTTAAATGGGGCGGCCTTAAATCGGTCGCATCTTCTAGCGTTCGTTGTATCGCTTTAGAGACCGATTGAATACCGCCAAAAACAATTGGCAAAATCATGTCGCGACTATTTAAACCCGCGCTATAAATACCGAGCGGTGCGACTGGCCAAACAGTTTGCAATTTTTCGGCGTTCTGCTGAATTAATCGTTTGTCGTGCGTTAGCATCATAACCCGTTGCATTGGGTACATCATAAAAACGCGGTAAATAAGTTGCGCAATTACAATAGATTTGCCAGTACCCCCGGGCATTGCAATGATCGGATTGCCGTTTTTACTTTCAAAATAATTGAAAATAGATTGCACCGCCCCTGTTTGATACCAACGATCTTCAATAATCATACGTCGGTAATTGCCTTATATTGTGGGCACGCTTGGCTTATAAAATCTTTTGGGATGTTGTCGTTGTGAACTTCACAAAACCATTGCGCATTGTCACGCGGAAAGGCGTGAACGCAACTTCGGCAATTGACTTCGGGCGCTGCGCCTTGGTGACAAATTTCTTTTTGTGCGCACCAACTGCAGGCCATAAAAGTAGGGTTGTCACTAATGCGAGGCGGTGGCGTTTGCGCTGTTATAATTCGTTCAGCTTTTTCAATAATTTGCGCGCCTAGCGTGTGATTTAATTTTACTATTTCACAGTGAATAGCGTCATCATTTTTGCAAATGTTCAAATATAAAACGTATCTGAATTGCGTACCGTTCACACCTTTGTAACCATACACGCTTGTTTGCGCGTAGTGCTGCGGTTTAGCAATCGGCATACCGTGCGAGCCAAGTTTATTAAAACCCGCCCCTGTACCGTTTGTTTTAAATTCTAATAAAATCGGTTCGCTGATTCCGTAGCGTTCGGGCAAAATACAAATGCCGTCCAATGAGCCGCCGAAGTGGCCGCCAACGTCGCTTATTCTATACTGGGGGAATTCAATCCCTTGTGCTTTTGCGTTTGCAATGTGGCGGCTGTAAGTTTCAGGCTGCAATTTGTTTTTCTGAATTAAAAAAGCTAGTTCTTGAGTTAAATTATTCTCTTTTAATAAATCTGAACTTAAATAATATTCGCCGCTTTCTTCGACATAATAAAGCGGGTTACTGTCGCGATCTTCAAAATAAACTTGACAGCCGATGCCTTCCAGCCATTCAATAAACCGCGCTTCTTCACGATGGCCGCGGTTAAACAAACGTTGCTTTCGCCCGTCTGTAACTTCATGCTTTAACCAACGGAATATTCCCCACAAATAACGGTTACATTCGTGACCAATTAATGAAGCGCCCAAGTGAGTGCGGTGGCCGCCGTCATACGTTTTTACACAATATTCGTCAATGTCATCTAGCAAACGCTTAGCGACAACTTGCGGCATTCCGTTAGTAGATAAATCAATATCTTTAGAAGTATTTAAAATATTAATTGCATCTTGTAAAACTTGTTGATCTTTTTTCTTGGTCATTTTATTAGCCGCGATGAATAGAAAAGAAAGGGGCTTGCGCCCCTAATTTGTTACTTAGCCCAAGCTGGTTTGGTATTACCTGCCGGTGCTTGCGTTTGGGTATTACCTGCGCCACCCCAAGCGGTTTGCTGTTGTGGTTGCTGCTCGGTGGTTTGTTGAGTGAAGCCGCCGCCAAACCCGCCAGTTGCAGGCGCGTTGTTTTGAGGTTGCTGTTGTGCGAAGCCACCGGTTTGTTGAGCCGGTGCTTGCTGCTGAGTATTACCGCCTTGGGCTTTTGGTGCGTTGCCGTTAATGTCGAAAACTTTTGTAATTTCGGTGTACTGTTCGTTTTGCGCTTGGGGTGCAACTTCAACGATAAACGGCACATTGAGCAACGGGGTTAAATCTGTGCCGTTTTGGCCTAATTGAAAACGACCAGTAGCGTAGCAAAGTGCAGACAATTGACGCTTTGCAATCTCAACGGCTTTTTGGCTTGCGTTGTAAAGATTAATGCGATAAGCGCCCGATTGGCCTTTGCAAGGGCCGTCAATAATAGACAGAGTGAATTCAATTAAACCGCCGTCGTTGTTCTTTGTCGCTTTGACTTCGGCGTCGATTGCTACTACAGGGTGGCGACCTACTGGTAATTGACCCGCGCTCTGTTCGGGGTTGTGGTCTAATGGATTAAAAGCTTCGATAAGTTGCATGTTAATTTACCTTTTTGCAAAAAGTTTTTAGGCTGTCACAGGCCGCCTATTGAATCGCCTATAGTTAAAATTTTACGCCATTGATTTGGCAAACAAATTGCCAATATGCGCGGGTTCAAGTTCGTCTAAGTTGCCAGCACGATCACGTGCAAATATTTCAGGTGTTGCTTTTGTTCTAACTGCCTTGTGCATTGCGCCGTTTACAAAAATATCGGACAAATGCCAAGTTGAATCGAAAAGATGAGGTAATTTTGTATTCAATTCTTTGCCGGGAAAATACGGGCGTTTTTGCATGATTGGCTCGGTGATTACTTCGCCACCTTCAATAACTTTTTGACGCCCGTTTTCAACTAAACCCTGCTTTGCAATTAGAATTACGTGCTTTTGCGGCAAATAAAAAATATCGTTTGCGTATTCCATAACAGCGTCATTCATTGCGCCGTAGGCTTGCATTCCGTGTTTAATTTGCTTTTCTTTTTCTTTTAAAATAATTTCTGCAACGTGGCTAAAAGAATCAATAATTAAAGTATCAAAGTTTTTAGGCTCATTTGATTTTAAAAACCATTTAAAAAAATCAGCAATGGCCGTTGCTGTAAAAGCTTCAAAAGCTGGCGTATTACAATTGCGCAATGAACCTGCGCCCGCCTCGCTTAGAAGCAATAAAGGGCGCGGGGCTGTAGTGGCTGCGATTGGTGTTTTGCCGCTGCCCGCATCGCCAAATAAAGTTACTTTTACACCGTAGCGTTTGGCTAGAGTGTGGGCGGGTTTTAAGTCGTTTTGATTCATTTATTTGCTTCTCATTACAGTGTGCGTTGTTTGCTTTTTACATTTTTCATTGTGGCATTGAATATTTGCAATTATTACAGTTTTATAATATTCGCTATTAAAACCTCGGTGAAGCTTTTGTGTTTTTCCGCAAAACTCACATAACAAAATTGCACTAAAAGTGTATTTATTTTCTTCAATTGTTTTATCTATTTGCATTTTTAGAAACACTCTAAATTTGGCAGGATTTGAACCTGCGACCTTCGCCATGAACGACGCGCTACCAAACTGCGCTACAAAACCTTCATCACATGCATTTAATAAAGTGAATGCTTCTAAAAATGCCGACTGTTTCCAATCGGCCAAAACTTAAACGCTATTCGTAAACAGGTCTTTAAATTTTAGTTTATCTTGCCGCTCTTTCGCCACCAGCGCGGACTACTGACCATATGATCTATCGACTTTGCGTTTATTCACTGAGGCTCGCTAAATGGCAGAGAGATAGGCTACCGCTAAAGCTTCAGCATTCCGAAAGGCGAGGATTCGCCGCCGCACACGGTACAGAAACTAATTACTTGTTTTTAGGCTCAACGATTTCTAAAGTCGGTGAACCTTCAGTTGTAACAATAACAGAATCGATAATTGCTTTGTGTTTATCGCTTAAAAGTTTGTACTCAGAAAGCGATAAATCAGGCGTCCATTTTACAAGACGTTCGGCAATTAATTCGCCTACCGCGCCGTCTTTTTCAATTTTGGCCAAAGCCTTATCAATTGCTGCTTTGTCAAGCTTGTTTTCAGCATTTTTAATAAAACCGTAGCGAAGCGTTTTAACAGCTTTTAGCTTGTAACCATTGCCAAGTTCAACATTTTCGGTGCCGCTTTGCTTATTAGGATCAAAAGCAAAATCAACAACTCTTTTACGCAAAAACATTTCAGCTTCTTTGGCTTTTTCTAAAACTTCCTTTGCCTCTTGCCAGCTTATCAGCAATTGGTCACGCACTTTCTCAAAATCGGCATCTGTGTATTCAGTTACCGCGCCTGTTATTTTGTCAATTACTTGCCGCATTTTAAATTACCTTTTAGCTTTTCGGTTTAGCCCTGCGCTTCACCATGCAGCTATAGTCTCACAGTTAAAAACCTTTCGTCAACACCTTTTTACAAAATATTTTAATATTTTTTACCGTCTTCTTTTGCTCTATTTTCGGGTTTATGATCAGCGCGTTTATTATTGTATTGCAACTTCTCGAAAATAGCGCCGCCCAAATCCAAGTTATTAAAACCTGCAAAGTCGAAGATTCTAATAACGCAATCGGCCAATTCAACTTCTACGCTTTTGCGCTGTGGTAAATGCTCGTCCATTAAATTTTTACGGTCGCCTTCCATTGCTTCAGCTAATTCACTAACCATTAACATTAGCAATTCGCCTGTGTTGCGTTTTTTCAATTCACCTGTTTGCAAGTCGTGCCACCAACCGTTTGCAAATGCGTTGCCATGGCAAAAACTAGCCAATAAATTGCACGATTTTGTAACATCGAAGACGCCTGCGCTTGAGTCAGTAGCGTGCTTCCACGCGGTACTTTGAATTTGAATAGCATTAAGTTCCATAAAATTAGCCTTATTTGTGGGTAGAAACTATACTCTAGCGCTCTAACAATCAGTTGTCAACTAGAGTTGACATAATAAATTTAAACCCTATAATCCACGGCAATACCCACAATTATAAGGCTCACTTGTGAATACTGACGAATTATTGCAACGGCTTAGAATAGCCTACAAAACCAAATCATTGCGTGAAATCGGTCGAATGTGTGACCTTTCACATGAGGCGATTCGCAAAATGGTTTTGGGCGGCAAAATGAATATTTCCGTAGAAACTTACAATAAAATCGACACGGGTTTGAAAGCTAATGAGCTATGAGAATATTCCGCTTGAACTAAAAACTTATCGGCAATTTGTGTGCTGGCGCTATGAAGAAACTGAAGGCAGCAAGCCGACTAAAGTACCCTATTGCGCGCTCAACGGCTTACCGGCGGCTTCAGATAATCCAAGCACTTGGTGCAGCTTTGACGAAGTCGTAAATGCTATGAAAACAGGCTGGTACGCTGGAATCGGTTTTGTTCTGGCCGATAGCGACCCTTACACCTTTATAGATTTAGATGATCCCTATGAAAAGAAAGGGGCTTGCGCCCCTAATTTGTTACTTAGCCCAAGCTGGTTTGGTATTACCTGCCGGTGCTTGCGTTTGGGTATTACCTGCGCCACCCCAAGCGGTTTGCTGTTGTGGTTGC